AATTACATCATATCCTTTTCCTGATGTATTAACATTTACAGAATTTAATTTTCCATAATAAATGTTGTCCTGAAAGATTGTAGTTGAAAATAATTCAACCCCATCCGCTAAAATACCTATTTTTTTATTAACTGTTTTTCTTTGTTCTGGGTCTTCAAAAAATTGTTCTTTTTTATTTAAATTGAACTTTTTAAATAATTTTTGATGTTCTAATGTTTTATTTTCATAATTTGATTTTACAAAATAATCTTCAGGTTTAACATTTGAAAATTCAATATAGTTTTTAGTGTATAAATCAGTATTACTGTAAGAAAGTTTAATATTATTTTTATCAAATGCTGTTAGAAAGTAAATAGAAGTTTTAATTCCAGAATTTGAAGAAGAATAATAAATTTTTTCACCAGTATAAAAATTATGATTTGGGCAATTTAATATATTAGTAAGACCAATCCCAGCAGAAACATAAGTTTTTCTATCTGTTGAGTAAATTTTATAACTTGGCAATCCAGAAGAAGTAACATAAAAATTATCAAAATTATAATCAACATAAGTATTTTGTACTCCTGTTGGTAAATTTACAATAGATGGAAAGTAATTTATAGCACTATCTGCCTTTTTTATTATTTTTTTGACTTCAGTTTTTGATGCTATATTTAATCCCACTTCTTCAATATCAATATAATATGCTTTAAGATCAAAACCATAATCCTTTACAGTTGCTGTTAAAATAATATCATTTTCGTCAGATGGATTTAATAGATTTACTTTATCTCCAATAATAAAAGTCAATATATCATAAAAATATATTCTATTGCCACTAATAACTTTTATTTTATGGGATGTTGGTATATTATAATTCCAGAAATTAAACTCTTTCCTATCATTCAAATCATTTCCAAATGAAGAAAGTTGAATTTTATCACCAACTCTTAGACTAGATGTTTGTGAATAGTCAATAGTATCAATAACATTGATTAATCTAAATTCAACTTTAGTTTCATCATCTAAGTATGAATATAAAAAGTTTTCTTCTATTAATTCTTCTCCAAAATTTAAATCCGCAATAACTCCAGAAACTCCAAGAAATTCAGTTAAAGTCTTATCTGTATAAGTTAAAGTTATTGGATTTGATAAATTTGATGTTTTTATAAACAAAGAACCACTTTTCTTAAATCCAACTGTAGAATCTACTATAATAAAATTAGATCCTGTAGTAACAGATTCTGAAATATTTGTTTTTTTGGTAGTTTCAAAATTAAATACAAAAGAAGTTGAATCTAAAGAAATTTCATAGAGATCTTTATTGTCTACTGGTCTGTATTCTACATTATAAATTGAAGCACTGGCAGTATTTCCATTTGATAAAGACTCAAATATTGTTTTTCCTTTTAATTGTTTTCTTAAATCGGAGTCACCAACTCTAAATGTTTCATCTCTAACTATTTGTTCAACCAAAATATTCTTAGTAACAAAATAATTATTATCAGAAGGTCTTAACAAATAGTCTTGTGGTTTGATTGATTTTATATCTTTTCCAAAAAGAATACTGAATAATATTTGATATGATATATCAGTTCCTTTTGAAGTATAAAAATCTTTTGCTCTAGATAAAATATTTTTTAAATTTAATCCCTTTATAAATTTTCTATCCTCAAAACCAGGTAAAAATTGAGTTTTAAACTTTTTAAATATTTCATCGAAAAACAATAAGTTTAAATTTGTTACTGTTCCTTCTTTGATATGAGATGCCGAAACAGTATTTGAAAAAACAAAAAAATTATTATTTGAATTTTCATCTATTCCACTAAATCCACGAATACATCCAGTAAAACTATTTGTAGTAATACCAGTATATGTAATAATTTCATCGTCAATTTTTAATAAACCATATTTTTGTGGAAATCCTATAGTAGTATTAACTACAATCACATCATCAAAAGATGATAAATCTTCTACTAAAGTACACGGAATTACCTCATTATAAAATGTTTCATTATTGAAATTTTCAATACTCTTATATTGTTGTAGATTGACTGCTAAATCTACAACACCAGTTTGATGTTCTTGTGAAATATAATACTGCTCTAAAAATTCTTTAAAAAGTGGAGAATCATCATTTAAAAATTCTGGAATTTGTGATTCAACAATTGATTGAATTTTTACTCTTTTAATTTCTGACATTTTATCTTGTATAATTTCCGTTTACGTAACTTGATGTAACTGCATATTGTGTTGCTGAAGTATTTTCACCAGATGTAATTACATCTTCCAATACACTTACATTAAGTTTAGTAGTATCTAGTTCCAAATATATATCCTTCAACGCAAGGACATCATTTGACTCTGGTATTGCTTCTATTTCAATACCAGCACTACTTACAGACGATGTAAATGTTATTGTAGTTAATTTGATTTCACCTTTCATATAATCTACAGTTCCAGCATTATTATTTACAACAACAACTACACCATCAACCAACTTAAATAAAAATATAATTCCAGTTTCATTAGTTTTTGGAACATCACTTATATACAATGTTCCGATAATATCTTTAACTTCAAATCCAGTTGATTTTATATTATATCCTCTACCATCAGAATTTAATTTTTTAATATGAAATTGATTCCCAAAACATATTTCGTATGTAGCTAATTTATTAAATTCTGGTTGCAAATCTCTTCTAATTTTAACTTTTGTAATATTGGAAGTAATAGATGTACTAGTATTGTCAATTAAAGAAGAGACTTTACTATATTTAAATCTACCACCAAAACTATTTAACTCTTTTGATTTGCTATAAGATTCTAAAGTTTTTATAACTCTTAATTGTAAATTGTTTGGATCTATTGTGGTACTCTTATTGTAATAAACTGCTGTATCCAATTCAATAAACATATACTTTAAATCAATAATCTCTGGTTTAATTCCAGCAATTGAATATTGTCTTAAATCTTTTTTGATACTATCTTTTGTAATTTGTGAAAGAAATTTACCGTTTCTTGGTTTAATTGAAATAAACACTTTACCATACTGTGGTGGATCTAACTCATCTCCTCCATATGCTGTTACAGTGTCTATGTTTGGGAAAATGTATGGTATTAATCCTTTATAATCATTTGCAGTTACTGCACGGTATTGTGACGCATATACCCTAGGTCCAAGATACTTTACAGAATCAATTGATTCAATATCATCACCATTTTCTGATGGTTGAATAGTAGTCAATAAAGAAATATTATTTGTAATTGCAGAACTATTATTATCAGTTAAAATTCCAGAGAAAGTAAAATTCGCAGCACCATTTGCTTCTTTTCCATTTGTAATAATATAACTAATAAAAATATTACTTCCACTTATTGGTTTTTTGCCTATAATATCATCACCAAATAAAATTTCATATTTTTCATCATCTATTTCTTGTATTAAGAAAAGTTTTGTGTTTTTATCTACTTTAAAAATATTTGAATATGATTGGTATTTTTCAGTAATAACACCAGAAACTTTTACACGAATTGTGGATGAATCCACACCAGTATTTGGAATTACAAATCTTTGATTTGATTGTGATTTATCTACTGTATATATTTTAGTCAAATACGAACCTTCATAAACATCAATTCCTGTAAAATTAGCAAATCCATTATTATCAACTACAACTGTAATATCTTCTGGAATTGAAAAGATATAATTACCATTCTCAACAGCACCTAAAGCAACGATTCCTGCCTTTAGAGTAACTGTCTTTGAATTTAAACCAGTGGTATTAACTCTAAAACTAACCTTTGCTCTTGATGCCCTTTTTGACCTAGGAACATATCCAATATTACGTGCAAGTGAGACTACATTTTCTCGAAGAGTTGCACTATCAATAAAGGATTCATTTACCGCCATATTGGTGTTAAAGGCGGTAATATAAGAGTTGTATGCTAATATATCAATTAAATTTGAAAAGTTAGATCCTTCAAAATCAAAATCCGTGAAATTACTATTCGATCTCAGATAGTCTTTTATCTGAGTACGTAAATCATTAAAATCTAGATTGGTGAAGTTATTGAAGGACATTATATTCTAGTTGGTTGTAAAAGAAACTCTATATTTTGAAGAGGAAATGGAAGTCCAACAATATCATAAGAAATTTGTACATTCAATTCATTTGAATCTTCGATGGATTCAACTATAACATCTCTCACTAAAATTCTTGGTTCAAAGTTACTCAATACTGTTTTAATTTCTTCGTCAAGTATTGTAGAAACTTCCAATCCATTGAGTTCAAATAAAGAATTATCGACAGAAGTTCCCAATAAATTATTAAAGAACCTCTCACCAATACGTGTTCTGATTAAATTAATAACAGATTTTTTGATTGCATCCTCATTTTTTAATATAAGAATATCATTTGTCACTGGATGTCTAGAAAAAGACAAACTAATGTCCTTAAAACTTCTAGAAATGCTGATAGGCATTTAAACAATGAGTATATTTAATATATCTATAATACTTTTTAAATCATTTTTCCGTATGTTGGTTCAGTCCCATAATCCCAATCATCATAATCTTCATCATTTCTAATTTTTTCATGTAATTCAGTTTGTTTCTTTAGATCATGCTTTGGTGCATAATCATGCATAATCTCTTGAATTACTCTTTTTGGTTTTTCTGTATCAATATCAGTGATGAGTTTTGTAGTTCCCCACATCTCTCTCATATAATTCTTATCTCTATCAACTTGGTAAAATGACATTTTAGCTCCTCTGTTTTTATATTTAAAAACAGAACTTTTAAGGAGGTTGCTATCTCCTTTAAGTATTTAACGATCTAAATGACGAAGTTTATAATTCTCTGAATTCAAATACTTTAATAGTTCTAATGCAATTAATTTTGGTTTTCCTTCACCACAAGTATAAACATCTATTGCAATACAACCTTCTTCAGGCCAGGTATGACAAGAAACATGACTTTCTGAGAGTGCAATCACAATTGTAACTCCTTGAGGACAAAAACAATGTTGAAATATATTCAATATTGTCATTCCAGCACGTTTAATTCCACGTTCCATGACTTCCTGAAGGGCAATACCATCGTTTAGAAGGTTGTGTTCTATATCATACACCTCCAAAAGAAGATGATTGCCCATCGAAAACTGTTTCAATTCTTATATTCCCACGAAATTTTATTTATTTAATATAAAAACCATTACGATAAAAATCTTTATCTTTAATAAAAGTATAATCTTTATTATTTTCTACTTTCTCATCGTTCCAAACAGGAATTGCTACAGTATTATTGTATCTAAAATCAGGATTTTGACGAAAATGAACTTCAATTAATCTTCCATCAATGAATTCACAGTTAATCCATTCATAATCTCCCTTTAAATTTGATAAAATTGAAGGAAATTCAACCTTTTGATCTATTTTTTCCCATTTTCTCCATTTATAAAGAGGATCTTCACTTTCCTTTTCTCCTCTCACTACTAATTCTGATTTCCCATTCTTAAAATCAACACTTAAATGCTCTCCATCAAAGACTTCACACCAAAATTCTGCTGGATGAAAGTGATCCGTCTTTTTATATAAAAACTCAATTCGAGCAAATCGTCCCATACCAAGTAAGTTAAAAGAAGGACGTATAATATAAAAGTCGGATTTAGGAACTGTAGTCCCAACAGGACCACAAGTATAACCTAAAACCCGACTTAAAAATAATTTATTATAAACCCATAGATCTTCCTGATGAATATTTTCCCACTCATCATTCGCATCTAGTAGATACATTACCGTCCTTGCCCTCGATACTTTTTACGTGCTACATTCCGACTCGTAGCAGCATATTTAGTATTTCTTCCATCCCCTTGTCGAGTATTTTTAGGAAGACCTTCAATCTTCATATCCTTCCGACTTTGTTGCGCCATTTTTTAATTCTCCATTTAACGGTTTTTATAAGGGGGTTTTTATAAGATCTCTCAGGCCATTAAAAATGCTCCTACAAGACTTATAAAAACCTCATAGAAGCATTCTACCACAACGTCTTGAAGAAGGTCAAGAAAGACCTTCTAAACACTTATCAGATGATTCTTGTTTTTTCATGTCCAACACGAATCAAAGGATCACACCAAATCTCATATCCTACTTCTTTCGCATCCAAACAGAAACTTACATCCTCTCCACACATATCTTGAACCTCTCCAGATTCAAAGACTTGCATCTTTGGTGCAAACCATGGATACTCAAGACTCTCAAATACTCCCTTCTTAATTAATACCCAACCAAATCCAGTATAATCAACTGTAAATGGTTTACGACGTTTCTGAATTGTATCTAATGTCTCGTGATTCATTACACCACCAGACTTGCGGAAGTCATCTTCCTCTAACCAATGGGCAACAGATGTGGTGTGACCATCCTCAGTGCAATACCATCCAGCAGCAATATCCTTATCCATTGCAACAAGACGATAAAACTTCTCAGTGTCAAATACAATATCACTATCAATCCAGAGTTGATAATCATACTGTAACTTGCCATCCCAAGGAATTTGCTTCGGTCCTCTGAGTACATTTGCTCCAAGTACCTTGCATCTCGCAAAGTTTACCATTGAACTATAATCTTGACTAATCTGAATACTCGCACCACTCTGTACTAAATCAAAACAAAGTTGTACGAAATTCTTTAAGTAAATGTAAGATACTCCTCGTCCTGGAAGACAAAATACAATTGACTTCCCACGAATCATCTCCTTTGCTGCTTCTAAATTAAACTCCCCCTCAACAGGTGCTGTTGGAAGTTTTGCCTTTACCGTAAATCCTTTAGCCATAAAATAATTTTTTCGATACTACATTATTTTACCACCACAACTCATTTATTGCAATGGTCTTCATCCTTATTTAGTTCTACCTCAATATCGCCGTCATTACCACCAGATGTCCATACAAGTCCTCTGATAGTTTTCAGATTTTCCTGTAAATCACTCTGCGATACTTGACTTAATACCTCATTCCCATTCACTGAAATATTATAAGTATTCATTCTCCTCCACCTTTCGAAGTAAATCTTCAACCTCCTCCCTTAAACTATCATTGATAACCAATATCTTATCAGTATCTAATCGATGCTGTATTGTATCAATTAACATATCTCTCTCATAATTATCAAAATCTATTCTCATTGTTCTCTTAGGGGACATTTTTTATTATATATCTTTTTAATTCCCTATACTCCAAAAATTTTTAGACAAATTTTTTTATATCAAAGACAATTTAAAGGTCGATTTCGGTCCGTTGTAGGTTAGGGTAGTGTTTCGTTTTTATATACGGGGGCAACGGTTTATAATAACAATAAGAACCAACATAAAACAACTGTCTATTGTTATTAAACAACGAAGTTGTATTATAATAAACGAACAATCACGAATAGTATATATTCATTACTGTTTGATTGTAATAGCAAACCCTAGGGGGAGAGGTGCTATAACGAACGGGGAGGATATAAGTGCTTATGTAACACTGTCTGATTGTAATAGCAAACCCTAGGGGGAGTGGGCAACAATCACGAAGTGCTTATAAGGTATAAGACAGGGAGACTACAAGATAGTGTACAGAACTGTGTACAACGAATAGTATAGCATAGGACTGAAAGAATAGCAAACCCTAGGGGGAGTGGTCTTATAATGAGATTGTAGCATATAAGACTGTCTTATGGTTATACTGTGAGTATAACGAAGTGTTATATGATTGTATTAAGTATAACGAAGTCTTATATACACCAGGTCCTATAACGAACTGCTATGTATAACGAAGTGTTATGACGAACTGCTACTTATAACGAACAGTTTTCCCCATGGTATAACGAACCTTATGTGGTATAACGAATAGTTTTCCACAGGTTTTCCACAGGTTTCAAATAGTTTTCCACAGGGCAATTCTTATAAACCCTTGCAAATACAACGAATGCTTATAAACCTGTGGAAAACTATTAACGAATAATCATCACTTTCCCCTATAGGAAACCTTTGAACCCTGTGGAAAACTATTTTTCCACAAGTAAAAGTCTCATAATATCTCCGAGTTTTGTCAATATGTGCTGTGCCAGTCCTAAAAGTGTCTGCGGATTCTTATAAATGCTTGACATTTTTTGCGATTTATGATAGAATGCTCGCTTAGACAACAAGGACTAGAGGCATTTATAAGGGTATAGAGAGGTTAATTATAACCATTATATAGCACAACACAAAACACGTAACTATGTTTTTTAATACATTTAATTTAGTTATGAAATGTAACGTAATTGTGTTCTAATTGATAATCTATGCTTATGAGCATGAGGAATAGTGTGTGAGAGAATAGAGAAATAGTCTCAGTATCGCACATTAGATAAAGCAGCAATCAGTTCATTTTGAATATCTAGAACTTCGTATTCATCATCACAACTATCCATATCTACTGGTGCAAACTCATTCAGGTTAATTGTATTATCACTGTAGATAGGAGCATGAAATAGTTCATACTCTTCACCTAATGTATAAACACAACCGTGATCTTCTTTGTGTAGGATAAGCATGTTAGTTTTGTTGACAGAGTTTAATAGCATCAGTGATGGATGTAGTGATGTACTTACATTCACCATTGTGATTACATACGGCATAAACCTTTTGTTGAGTGTTAATGTCGTAAGTGAAACGGATAGTCATTAAATGAGTGAGTGATTTGTTTGTCTGTCCCCTTATCATAGCACGTTTTGCTGTGGTTGTCAAGGGGGTAACGGTTCTTCTACCTATCAGCATTCCTGATGGGTATATCAACCGTTGGTTATGTAATGAATTGATGAAAGTCAGGCACCCACAGTATTTCTACTGGTCCTTCATGATCTTCATGAGTAAAGATTTCTCCCCATTCATAAAAGATTGCTCGTGCATTGTGTCTATGTTTCTTTCCTTTCTTATCAAGGAGTTTATGAAACCTTTTTTCAATGTGATCAAATGTAATATCCAACTGATCGTTTAATTGTTCATCAGTCATTGGTATTATCAAGTGCAGCATGAACTTTATCAAACAGTGAGTTTAGATCAATATCATACAACTCTTTGACTTCATCCCAATCATCATGAAACTCAATGAGAGTTAGGATACTTTGTAGATCTTCTTGATTAAACATTGGCAAGGGCAGATTGATCTTGTTTGATGGACTTGATTTGTTTTTTGAAGACTGACTTATTCTTTTGATTGAATTGTGAAGGCAATTTTGTTTTACCTTGTACCTCATCAATTAAAGAAATAAGATTGAGAAGGAAATACTTTTCCATCTTCTGTGAAGTCGTCATCTGTTTTGATTGATTACTCCGTAATCATAGCACGGATTTGGTCGGTTTGGGAGTGTTATGTGCCAGAAGAATTACTGGCACATCGTATCATGAGTCTCGTGTGGGACAGGTTATACTATACACCACACAGAGCACGTTGAGTAGATCCTGATGCTTGACGATTCAAAGAAACACCAGCACCAACATTTGATCCAACAGAAGCACCTTCTCCACTTCCACCATTCATTTTACGGGCACGACCAAATCGCATCGTAGAGAGTTTATCACTCACTGCTTTTGCATCATCGTGAACTCGGTTCTCTTCTTTCTTCATATCAAACAACCGCAGTGCTACCTTATCAGCAAATGCCTTGCGGAAATTAAGTTTGAAACTACGAGAAACACTCTTACCAGTCAGATTGGACATAATCTTCTCTGCTTGATGTGCTACATCTGCTTCTTTCTCCATTACTTGATTCAAGTAATCAAAATACAGTTTTACTTGAATCTGTTGTGCGTCACTACCGATAATCTGTAGAGATTTTACATCACCATTCTTCATATATGCTTTTGCATCATAAAATGTCGCAATCGCATTCAAAAGAGTAGTAAGTGCATAATTCGCACGTTTGAAAGTAGCAAACGACTCATCAAATACTTGAGTTTCAGTTGCTTCGGTGATAGTGACACCATACTGTTTGCAAAGTTTATCAATCATCTTTGCAGCAGCATCTGCTTCACCCTCAAAAGAAGTTCCTTCCTGAAGTTTCAGGATGGACTGAATCTTGGAGATGACTTGTGAACGGTCCATGTTAAAAGAATTGAGATTGAGACTTGCGTGGGACTGACTCCTCCCACTTCTTAAGAATACCACATTTTCAGGTCTGTGCTCATTTATTGTGCCAGTGCTACAACTGGCACATCGCATAATGCGTCTCGTGTAAGACGGTTTATACTATCTCATAATTAAGAGACTTAATACACCATCCAGTCTCATCTGATATAATATCAGCAAGTTCATCCTCATTCTCAACATAAAACACTTCACCAATTACAGATTTACTAACTTCAACCTGCTCATCATAAGGAAATTCTCCTGACCCATCATAAAAGTCAAACTCAATATCAATTAGTTTTAATAACACATCAAACCTCAGCAAATGGATTCGCAAGTTGTGGAATCGTATTGAAATCTACAACCTCATAAGGAATGGAATGATTGAGATAGTTCTCAACTTCAAGATTCATCTCAATGCGATTTACAAACTTCTTGGATTGTGTCTCACCTTGAAACGTGAGAGTTTTTAGAAACCACTCTTTGGATACATTACCCATTGGTGTTTTGATTGGATAAAAATCAACCACCATTGAACCAGTTTTAGATTGAAGTTTCATAATTTAGAATTGAGTTTCAAACACATAACCATCTTCGGTGATGGTCACATCCAGATTATCAAATGATGCTTCCCAATCAATCTCTAGAAAACCAGGAAGATCAACAACATAGCAATCACTTACATAATTCTCTGCATATTGTGCTTTGGATTCCCATTGCCCACGATAAGCATCCTCAAAGTTAGATTGTGTGAAAGATTGAAGACCAAACTCTTCAATGAAAGCATCTACTGCCTCGTAAGAATACTCTTCACCAACAACAACATACTCCTCATAATATGTGCGGAAATCTTCTTCAGAGTTCGCATCAATGAACTCTACAATATCTTCCAGAGCATAAGAATCTTCTAGAAGTTCTTCAATTTTATCCACAGTCTCCTGGGAATAGACTTCTTTGTAACTCATAGTGAAAGGAATAGACATTGGTTTTCTTTTGATTACTCCGTAATCATAGCACGGCAGCAGGTCGTTTTGGGGATGTTGTGGGCACTTGCACAACTGGCACACAGGGTCAGGCAGCAAGCACAAGTTGTGCTACTTTATCCTCTCCTACACGTTCTTGCAACTTATCATGAATGAGTTCAAATTGTTGAATCATATTTTGATAATAAGCAGCACCTTGATGATCTCCATCATCATATACTCCCTCTTCTACAAGTTGAAGAGCAGAGATAATATCATACAACTCACCAGATGTAAATGAAATTGAAGTCATTTTGTGTGATCCACAATGTAATCATCAATGCAATCAAATGCTTTTTCTAAAATGTAATCAGTCTCATTCAAATTGTTGAGGACTGTGTTAGTCACTTCCTCATCAAGATAGACTGGTTCTCCATTCTCATCCATATTGAATACATCTTCTTTGGTGAAGATGAATGCAGCACAAGATGCAGTTTCACCTTGTTCTTGAATCAAACGTTCTACGGATTCTTTGAGTTGTGAAAGTGTGCGGTTCATTTAATTAAGACTTCAGTGATATTTGGTGATTGTTTTAGCAATCTATTCAATAACCTTTTTCGGTTTGAGTTCTTACTCAAATCTACATTTGTATCAATGTGAATAGGAACTTGTTGTGAAACTCTGTCCTCATAAGAGAACTGAACCATAATAGTTTGTTTCATTAGAAATCATCCAAACAGTGACGGTATTCTTGATTGAGACGAATCATAACATCATCCCAAAACTCTTTGTCATCATCATCGTTGTATTGATTGTTTTCTTCAACCAAACGAATCAGATTGTTGAGATCATCAGAAGTGAGATAATTCATTTTGCAGGATAAAGACAGGAACTAACATTACCAGGACGGGCAAGAACTTGCCCACCTGCTGCTTGACATTTTGCTTCAATTCTTGGGTTGGTGACAGAAAGAAGACCTACCGCAATCAACAGAAGAAAAATACCAGCACCAAGAGTAACAAAAACTTCAAACCAAGTTGTGTTATTGCTCATACAGTATCCAGAAGAGTGAAGAGTTCTCTTTGTGTTTGAGTGAATAGAGTATCAGGTTCAGGATAGTCATAAAGTTCTTCCTGAAACTCTTTGTAGTGATACAACATATCACGCAAAGCAGTCAGTTGTTTGTCAGTCAGTGCTTCTTCAATCATTAGAACTTTTTCCAGTAAATTAGACATTGTAAATGGCATCACGGCAGGCATTAGAAAACTTATCAGCAACTTTTGTGTAATCTTCTACACGTTGCATCCAATAACTTTTATTATCTACAGATTCTTCTTCATAACGTTTCATCAGTGCAACAGCACTATAAAGTGCCGAGATCATTTCAGTTTCCTCATTGAAAGTAAAACCAGGAACGACTGCCATTGCTTTTCTCTTGATTACTCCGTAATCATAGCACGGATTGAGTGGGTTTGGGCGATTGTATGGACAGTCCAACAACTGGCACATCTCATCATTGGACTCACAAGAAACGGTCTATAAAGAGTCTTAAAATGTGCTTTCCTTTGTTCACATCAAACTTCTTATCAAAAACTATCATTAGTTCACTAATAAGGTCAGCATAAACAATTGGAACTCGTATGTGCTTTGTATCTCCTGTATTCTTGAACTTCTTTTCAAATGGCATAGTTTGTATGTGGGACAGATACAATTATCTATACACACAACTCACCTTTCACAAAAATAGCATTCACCACATTCTCAAGTTGCCGAGCAATCTTATCACCATAGTTGTTCTGCACAGGAACAGTAATAGTGCCGAATGGTTTGCGATAGAATGCAAACTGACCAGCAGCAATCTTACCATCTTGAATATCCTTACGGTCATCCTTGTTCATACGGATAATTCTGCCAATCGTTTGTGCCATCTCAATCACAGGAAGATTGCGAAGCATAATACAATGAGTAAGTCCGTGTACGTTCATTCCTTCACTCAAAATGGAATAATGAAACACAATGAACTTTTGTTGAGGATCATTACCAAACTCGGTCATAATCTCAAAGAATTTCTCACGACTGACTTTTTTCTTATTCACATAAGCACCGTGCTTGGATGTAACGTGAAG